TGGATTGGCAGCTCCGGGAACTGCGCCCGGATTGGCAGCTCCGGGAACTGCGCCCGGATTGGCAGCTCCGGGGACTACGCCCAGATTGGCAGCTCCGGGTACTGCGCCCAGATTGGCAGCTCCGGGAACTGCGCCCGGATTGGCAGCTCCGGGGACTCCGCAAGAATCAACTGTACAGGAGAAGATTCGGTGATTTGCTGCGCCGGACATGGCTCCGTGGTCAAGGCTTCGGTGGGCTGCTGGATTACGCTGGCCGAGTGGAAATTCGACGACGCAAAGCAACGACACGTCCCGGTATGTGTGAAAACGGAGTATGTGGATGGCGAAAAAATCAAAGCGGATACACCGTACATGCTGAAAAACGGCGAGTTTGTGGAGGCAAAGCCGTGAAAGTTCTGATAGCATGTGAGGAATCGCAAACCGTGTGCAAGGCGTTCCGGGCGCGGGGACATGAGGCCTATTCCTGCGATATTCAGGAGCCGTCCGGCGGGAAACCTGAATGGCACATTTTGGGTGACGCTCTGGAAGCCATCAAGGGCGGCACAGTCGTCACCATGGACGGGCAGGTGCATGACGTTGGCAAATGGGATTTGCTGATAGCACATCCGCCCTGTACATATTTGACGAACGCCGGGGCTGTAAGAATGCGGAGAAACGGCGAAATCGTCCCGGAACGATATTCCCTGGCAATGGATGCAAAAGCATTTTTCATGGAATTTTATAACGCCGATATCCCCATGATTGCGGTGGAAAATCCAACGCCTATGAAAATTGTTGAATTGCCGCCATATACACAGGCAATACAGCCGTATGAGCATGGCCACCCATACAGTAAGCGGACTTGTTTGTGGCTTAAAGGGCTGCCAAAACTGCACCCAACGGAAATTATCACCAATCACGAACCGTATGTAAATGGCGGATGCAAAGACGCTCACGGAAACTACCGCAGATTCCAAGGCAGAAAAGAACGTGACCCGAAAATAAGAGCCAAGACCTTCCCCGGGATTGCAAAAGCTATGGCGGAACAGTGGGGATAGACCATTTTCGTGACCTCACGGAAATGGTAACAACGAGAAGTGATGTGAACAAATGAAAAGAAAACGTTTTGTAAAACTGCTGATGGCTGAGGGATTCAGCCGGAATTATGCGAATTTTACCGCCCGACTTTGGGCAAGCAAGAATTTTTCGTATGAAGAAATTGCGGCCAGAATATGGGGATAAGCCCGGGGCAACCCGGGCGGGAAGGAGAAAACATGGACGAAATCAAATTGAAGCCCTGCCCGTTTTGCGGCACCTCTGGTCAGGTGCAGCGGTCAGGAAAAATGTGGTTTGTCGAGTGCGTCAATGATACCACATCGTGCCCTGTAAATCCATGGACTGGGTATTTCAAAAACAAATATGAAGCAATTAAGGTCTGGAACCGGAGGGCTGACAATGGCTAAAGCGGTACTTATCAGCATCCGCCCGGAGTGGGTGGAGAAGATTTTGAACGGAGAAAAGACACTGGAAGTCAGAAAGACCCGTCCAAATATGGAAATGCCTTTTAAGGTTTACATTTATTGCACTGCCGGAAACCTGAGCTACAAAGTTAACGGCGGGATGGTATGCAATGTGAGCGGTGGGAAAATAGTTGTCGGTGAGTTCACATGTGACAACATAGCAACGTACAACTACGATTACTGCTCGCACCCGGAAATCGGAATGGATTACGACTGCGGTGATAGTTGGTGGGAGATTGCCGACGAGGATTTGAAATCTGCATGTCTGGCAGAGAAAGAATTTCGGTATTATGCGTTCGGAAGGGAGGAAATGTACGGCTGGCATATCTCCGACCTGCGCATCTACGACGCACCGCGCGAACTGAGCGAGTTTACCGGTCTACGCGATACGAGGTTCGGCGCAGCCCCGTATGACATCAAGCGCCCGCCACAGAGTTGGTGCTATGTGGAGGAATTGAAATGAGTGATTATATCAGCCGGGAGGCAGCGATTGAGAAAATTCGGGTGGCAGGCTGCACTGACTGTGGCGGAAGTAGTGATACCATTTGTGGATTTTGCGACTTTGAAAACGCTGTCCGCCTGGTTAATGGTCTCCCCGCCGCCAACGTGGAGCCGGCGCGGAATGGGAACTGGAATATCCGGCTTGCAGATGAAATGACCCTCTGCCTGGAATGCTCCATCTGCGGGCGCAGGGTGGACAACATCGACTTGCACAACCTGCTGGAAGCCGGAGAATACGGCGAGGCCTGCCGGAGATACCCGTATTGCCATTGCGGCGCAAAAATGGATTTGGAGGACGAAACAAATGACAATTGACCGAGCAATAGAAATTCTGAACCCGGAACACCGGGAGCATTACGAAAGTATAGACCCCGTGAATGAGGCTTGTCGAATGGGCATGGAGGCGTTGGAGCGGACGAGGTGGATTCCGTGCAGTGAGAGGCTGCCGGATTTGAAACCCCAAAAAGCAGGAATAGGACTGGATTACACTTACAGCGATGCGGTCTATGTTTGGACTACTGGGGGGAAGGCCATGACTGGCATCTGGGATGGAATCACTTGGATTGCTCCATTCCCTTTCTGGGATGCGTGGGATGAGCGGATTACCCACTGGAAGCCTATCTATCCGCCGAAGGGGTGACGGAAAGTGGCAGACTGCTTCAATTACCAATGCTTGTGCAGAGGGGGGAATGAGAGCAAGCTACCCTACAAGTGTGAGTGCGTGGCTTGCCCTAACAGGACTACAGAATCACATATTATCATGAGCAATCGAACGCTGGCGCAAGAAGAAATTAAATATCTTACGAAAAATGGAGGTATTGGGAATGAGTGAAAGACAAGAACACCGTCAGCGTCTTAACGCTAGAATTGCTTACGCCGCCGCTATTGAGCGGTGGGCGAAGAATCAGCCGTCACGCATTCGGTTCTTTGCCGTCAGACGGTGGCTGAAAGAGATGCCGAGGAGGGAGGATTTTTATAATGAAAATCACACTTGATATTCCCGATGGTATGGCCTGCGGTTTCCTGAACGGCGTAGTGGAAACACGCAGCGGGCTGACGATGGTGACCTATGCACTGGATACCGACGATCTGCACGATGGGGCAGAAATCAAACTGCCGCGGGAGGAACAGAAGCAATGAGTGATAAACCCACTTACATGGACTGCTGGCACTTTATCGCCCCGCTGATTCCGGTGAACACTGACTCCACAATGGATATTTACATCATGGTGTTTAACGCCCTGAAAGAAGCGGAGAAAAAGAGGATTGCCAAGAAGAAAGGGGGAGCAGAGAATGGCTGAAGTTATCGCAACTGTGTTCGCTGTGATTGTGTTCCTGCTTTTCTGCGTGCTTATTGCCACGGGGATGACATGGGGGATTCTTATGATCGCCGAGGGAGTCATCGAGCTGTGGCGGGAAATAAAGGAGCGAGAACCATGAGCAAGAAACCGGACTATCTCACCCTGTGCTCCATAGCCGCCCAGAAGGCCGGGACGAGCTATGGCAAGTACATGGCAATGCACGGATACCACCCGCCAATTCAGGCCGATGTGGAGGATGTGGAAGCCCCGCAGGGCGTTTCTAAAATCTGCCCCCAATGCGGGAAGGAATTCACGCAGGGCAAGATCAAGCAGAAAATCTATTGCAGTTTGGAGTGCCAGAAAGCCCACGCCCAGAGAGCCGCTCAAAGGAGATACCGGGACAGGAAAAATAAGGAATTGGAGGTACATGAATAATGGCAGAACAGGATTTCAAATTTGATGATGCGTTGCTTATGAAGACTGCACGCGAGATGCTTGCAAAAAAATTGACCGAAACAGTGAAAGAGGTCGCCAAGTCCGGGGAATGGGAGATTCCCACAGTAGAGCAGGAGGAATCTGACCCGGAAAAGATTCTCCAGAGGATGTTTGCAAAATACGCACACGGAAACGTTCCGGAGTGGTTCGCTTCTGCGGCATCTGCGACGTTCTATGTGCTGTCTGTGGACAAGGGAAAGGGGATTGAGTGTATTTCCGCCTTGCACACGGCAGCGGAACGGGCACCGGCTGAAATTCGGATGATGGCGCAGACAAAACTGCTTAGGGTATGCCAAGAAACCGGGATGCTCGGCGGGATTGGGAGCCTGCCTGTTCTCTAGGGGAGCAACATGGAGTACAAGGATAGCAGGAAGCACTGCGTTGGGTGCTGGTATTTCTTCGGATATTACGAAGGCAGCCGGTGCTGCAATTACATATTCGTCCACGGGGAAAAGCGGCCTTGCCCGCCTGGGAAGGATTGCACCGAAAGGAGGGCGAAAACGAAAAACAGGAGACGGGATTCAATATTATAGCTTCATTCCTGTATAATATATAATTATAGCTTCATTCCTGTATAATATATATAATATAATTCTATATCTTGTGTGTATGTTGTTATAGTTCTATACAGGGATTTACTAAGAAAAGAAAGGAAAAGCATATGGCAAAACAAAATGCGTATCTTGCCAAGCAGGAGGCTGTTCAGCGGCAGTGCTTCAACGATGGTTGGGAACTCGGAACACAGCAGATGTGCGACTATATCTCCCTGGCCTTGCGAGACCCGGGGACCATGGGAAAGGATACATTCAGCGGCGCAAGAATCCTGAAAGTCATGCGGAAAACCAACGAGATCATGCAGTATTTCCGCCCGGCGTTCCTGCCAAACGATGAAGCGGATTGGTATCAGGAGCAGCTGGACAAGGCTCTCATGGAGGCGTACAAAGGGAACAGGGAAACGTTCTATCCGTTCCGGGGGCGGTACGATTGCCTGAAAGAGTACGACTATAAGGTCGGGAAATGGAGGGGGTAAAATGGAAATCATATCGCCCGGAAAATGTGAAACGAGCGTTCTGGACTGTCCGTGGTGCGGGTGCAAATTCCGGTTCATCATCGGAGGTGAAACCTTCTACGCCAGATTCTATAATGGCAAACCGGCGACCAGCGGATACCCAAAAGGGGCAACAGTAGAGGAAAGGCTTTCTGTGAAATGCCCATGCTGTGGAAAGGTGTCTGCTGTTAATGAGAACGGCCTACCAGTTTGGGTTCAATATAAGAGATATATTTATATATAACATATATAAGTCTTATATCTTGTGTGTATTGTTTATATCTATACAGGGGTTTAATAAGATGTGCAAGGAGGAACGGAATGAACTGGAAGTATGAGGCCATTGAAAAGCTAAAGGAGTACAGTGCAAAGAAACAGTCCCTGAAAAGCATTCCCGAAGAAATGGCGCGGCTGGAATCCGCTATGCAGAGTATCCGAAGCGCCACGGCTGACGGTACGCCGGTAAGTGGCGGTGGATCTGGCCGGGAAGATATGATGCTGTCGAATATCGTTCACCGTGAGGAACTGGCGCGTTCGCTGGAACAGGCGAGAAAATGGGTGTCGCTTGTGGATTCCGGGCTTGAAGTCCTCACAGACGATGAGCGGAAGGTGCTGGATAGATTCTACATAAAGCCCGCGAGGGGGAATGTGGACAGGTTGTGCGAAGAATTTGGGATTGAAAAATCTCAGGTTTATGCGCGAAAGGATTCGGCGCTTCACCATTTTACAATTTGCATGTACGGATGCACAGAAATTTGAAAAACCGGAAAAAAACCGGAAGATTTTCCAGTTTGAATGTGCTATACTGGTAAAAAAGAAAAAGCGCAAGAGGCTTGGGATTGTTCCTGAGCCTCTTTTTGCGTGGCGCGGTAGAAAACGAGTTGGGTTCACTCTCCCCAACAGAAGGCCGTTTGAATCGGCCTCGCGCCAATTATTTTGTATGAGCGGTGGTGCTATGGCTGCAAGGATTACAGATCGGAAGAAAAAAAGAATAATTGCCGACTGGATAGAAATGCAGTCGTACAGCGCCGTTGCAAAAAAGCATGGCGTAACTCACCAGACTGTGAAAAGGATTGTCAGCGCTTCACCGGATATCGCCCAAAAAGTGCAGCAAAAAAAAGAAGAGAATACCGCCGATATGATGGCATACATGGAATCACAAAAAGCGGCGATGCAAGAAGCAATCAATTTGCATCTGAAAGCGCTTACTGACCCCGAAAAGATTTCGGCCGCAACATTAAGCCAGATCGCAACATCTTTCGGGATTATTGTTGATAAGGCCACAAGAAACACGGCAAGCGGTAATGATAGCCTAAATAAGCTGGATGGGCTAATTAAGGAGTTCAGAGATGCTATTAAGCCCGAAACAGATTGAATTTGCAAGGTATGGGAATCACCGATGGAATTTCAAGGGCGGCGCGACCCGAAGCGGGAAAACATATCTTGATTTCAAATGGATTATCCCCATGCGGATTCGAGAACGAGCCGGGAAAGATGGGCTTTCCGTTATTTTGGGCGTTACAAAATCCACAATAGAGAGAAACGTACTAGAGCCTATGCGGAATCTGTACGGCGATAAACTTGTTGGGGCGATTTCCAGCGATAATACGGCGTGGATTTTTGGCGAGAAGTGCTATTGCCTGGGCGCGGAAAAAGTGTCTCAGGTATCCAAGATTCGCGGTGCGTCTATCAAGTATTGCTACGGCGACGAGGTCGCGGACTGGTCGGAAGAGGTTTTCGCGCTCCTGAAAAGCCGCCTCGATAAAGAGTATTCTTGCTTTGACGGAACATACAACCCGCAGTATCCCAACCACTGGCTTAAAATATTTCTTGATAGTGATGCCGATATTTTTAGCCAAGAATACACCATAGATGATAATCCGTTCTTGCCCCCGGCTTTTGTTGAAAATCTGAAAAAAGAATATGCTGGAACGGTGTTCTATGATAGGTACATTCTGGGAAAATGGACGCTGGCAGAGGGACTTATTTATCCCATGTTTAACGATAGTTGCATTGTGGACGAGTTGCCAGAAACCGGGGAATATTACATTTCCTGCGACTATGGCACGTTAAATCCGTTCTCGGCGGGGTTGTGGTGTGTAAATAGCGGGCGTGCCGTTCGCGTGGCTGAGTATTACTATTCCGGCAGGGACAAGCAATACCAGCTCACGGACGAGGAATATTATGCCGAGGTCGAAAAGCTGGCTGATGACAAAAATATACGGCACATTATCGTTGACCCGTCAGCGGCATCTTTCATTGCGTGCATAAAAAAACATGGCCGTTTCTCGGTTCGCAAGGCGAAAAACGATGTAATGTACGGAATTCGGCTCACTTCTGCAATGCTGCGTGCCGGGGCTATTAAGATTGGCTCTGATTGCGGTGACGCAATTCGGGAATTTGGCCTTTATCGTTGGGACGAGGATTCCACAGATGATAAGCCGATCAAAGAAAATGACCATGCGATGGACGATATTCGTTACTTCTGCGCGACTGTGTTACGCAGAAACCGGGAGACGCGGGAAATCGTTGGGAGAATTTGTGATGAGAATGATTAAAAAATGGCTTGTCGATCGTGCGCCTATCTGGGCGAAAGCGTCGCTGCAAGCCGATATCATGACGCTTGAAGCGGAAAATCGGCGGCTTCGGGCGGAAGTGGATAATTTGAACGCCTATATACAGGGCTTGCAGTATGCAACCCGTGCGCTGCGGCGCATCACGATCAACGCAGGAGGAGAAAAGCGTGATTTATCCGAACAGTGATTATGAAATGGCGTTTCGCGCCGTTGACATGACATCTCCGGAAATGAAACTGGCCATCCAGAGGTGGCAGGATATGTATTATGAGAAGGATGCTGGCCCGGATTATGACCCGTGCCAGCGGATTCCATATACCATCGTCCGTAAACTGACAAAGACGGCATTTTCGGAGTATTCGGCATCCAGCAAAGACGCGTTTGTTTCCGAGATCCTCGATGCGGCAGACGCGAAAAAGAAAAGCGCCATGCAAAAAGCCTTGATCTGCGGAGAAAGCGGCTTAAAGCCTATCCCGACGGGCAGCGGTTTCCGCTTCGCAGTTGTGAGCAGACCGAACATTCTGGTATTTGGCCGGGACGTGGACGGGAATATGACCGACATCGGCATGGCAGAACACAGCATCCGTGACAGATTCTATTACACACTGTTGGAACGGCGCACGGTGGATGATAGCGGGTATCTGACCATTACCAACAGACTGTATCGGTCGAACGACCAGAACAGCTTGGGGCAGGCTGCTGCGCTTACAGAGCTGCCACAGTATGCGGAACTCGCAGAAGAATACACGTTCCCTGAGCCACTGGGAAGCGTCGGCGTTGCATGGCTGAAAACGCCGATTGACAACAGTGTGGACGGGAGCCCCGACGGGGTATCCGTTTATGACGCGGCTGTCGGCCTGATTGAAAATATCAACCGGAACGAGGCGCAGATCAACGGAGAGTTCGAGCGGGGGAAAAGCCGGATTATTGCCAGCGCGGATATGCTGGAGGTTGACGAGGTCGGCGGGCGGAAAAACCTGTCCGCAAGCGTATTTACCGCAGTGGATGAATCCCCCGACGATATAGGTATCACTATTTTCTCCCCGGCGCTGCGGGAACAGTCGTATCTTGCCAGAAAAACGGAATATCTCCGGAATGTGGAGAACGTGATAGGCTTAAAGCGCGGGCTGCTGTCCGAGGTGGAGGCCGCAGAAAGAACGGCTACCGAGGTAACGTCCTCTGAGGGCGACTACAACCTGACGATTATCGACTTCCAGCAGATGTGGGAAAGCGCACTGCGAGAGGCCGTCAGGCTGTGCGGCGTTCTGGGGCGGATGTACCGCGTACCCGGTGCCCACGACGTGGAAGATGATTCCATTGTCGTGGATTGGGGCAACGGCGTTCTGTTCGACGAGGAAAAGACCTGGGCTGACTACAAGGACATGGTCGCGGCGGGGCTGCTGAAACCTGAGATTGCACTCGGGTGGAAATTCAACATGCCCCGGGACACGGAAGCCCAGTTAGCGAAAATTCGGAAGAAGTACATGCCGATAGAATATAGTAACGGAGGGGAGGAATAAGCATGGGAGGTAGAGGAAGCGCCGGCGGCGGACTTGATGCAGGACAGGCCGGGCGTGGGATGAGCCTTTCACGGTTCTTGGCACGGCAAGATATTGTCAGGGCAAATGCAGCATCCGTAACGGATATGGGCGATATTATCAAGCGCACATTTGAACGCGACGCTGCTGAAATCAACGGGCTTAATCTGTCGGATGCCGAAAAGAAGGCTGCAGTAAAACAGATGGCGTCGCTTGCAACAACCGCACTTAAAACGGCGGCGGGAGCGGTCAACCCATATGCAAGTGGCCCTGCACGGCTTACGACGGCGCAGAAAACAGGAAGTGCCGCAGATAGGGCAGCAAGGGCGCGTGGCGAAATGGATAGCTATATGCGGAAGTTGCGCGAACAGTCTAGCAAAAATAGAAAAGCGGCAGAAAACAAATCGTTTTCCAATGCGTTCGTTTCAGCGCAAAAATCCGGCGCTTTGGAAGTTACTGTAAACGGAAAGACATACCGCAGAGCTAACAAGCGCAGCGGCACGTGGAGGCCTGTTTAATGGGTGGACGCGGCGCAAGTAGCGGTATGAGTGACCACAGTAACAAATACGGCAGTCAGTATAAAGCGTTGTTTCAGTCCGGAAATATCAAGTTCGTTCAGAAAAGTTCTAGGACGGCGGAAACGCTGATGGAAACAATGACAAAGGGGCGGGTATATGTCACGGTTGGCGGGAATGACCTGCTGCAAGTCATTTATTTTGACCAGAGCATGAAACGAAATAAAACAATAGACCTTTCCCATACCCACGACGGAAAGAAGCCGCATACCCACCACGGATACAATCACAATGAGAACGATAATTCAAAAGGGTATACAAATTTGACCACCGAGGAGAAAAAGATGGTTGCGAGGGTTAGGAAACTGTGGTATAATAGGCATAGCAAGTGATAGTTTAAGCCGAGGAGAACCGGTGTTTGCCGTGGTTCCGGTGCAAATCCGGATGCTTGCTATGCCGTAAGGTACAGAAATGTATCTTGCGGCATTTTTATTTCCGGAGGGAATGCATGATTAACTTTGAAAATCTGGACAAATTCACATTTCCCGGTGTCGGCAAGTACGGCATACCACAGATTGAGCCTGTCAAGGCGTACCCGGCGGGCGAATTTATCCCGATGAACTATGCCATAAGCTGCAAAAATCCGGAAGGAAAAATTTTGCATTCTTTTGTGGATGATTACCAATTTGCCAGGTTTTGGAATACGCCAGACCGATATATTCCTATGCTGTCTCGGTTCACCGCCGTGTGTGCACCGGATTTTTCTACATACACAGACATGCCACTGGCCATGCAGATTTATAATCACTATCGGAAACACTGGCTTGCGGCGTATTGGCAGGCGCATGGGCTTACAGTATACCCAACAATCAGTTGGAGTGATGAACAATCCTATGATTGGTGCTTCGATGGCGAGCCGGTAGGCGGCGTTGTTGCCGTGTCCAGCGTGGGAACGCAGAACAACAAGGAAGCTAATCGGCTTTTTCTCAAAGGATATGAAGAAATGATGAAGCGATTAGCCCCGTTATTTGTGATTTTTTACGGTAAAGTGCCGCTTGAATGCGATTGGAATGTAATTCGGGTACAGCCGCATTACAAACAGATAGAGAGCAGGAGAAAAGCCAATGCTAACCGCTGACCAGATTGAATCCCTTGGAAATAAGGCACAGCAGCTCATTGCCCCGGTGACAGAGTTCCTGATTCAGGATATTGCAAGGCGAATTGCGGAAGCTGGCCAATTCACCAGCACGGCGGCCTATCAGACATGGAGACTTCAACAGTTGGGTATTTCTCAGCGGCAGTTAAAAAAGGAGCTTCGAAAGCGGCTGAAAGTATCCCACCGGGAGCTTCGGCGACTGATAGAACAGGCCGGGGAAACCGGATACAGTTATGACATCCGGAAACACCCCTATGTACAGGCGGTGCCATTCCGCAGTAATGAGGTCTTACAGCAGATTGTGTCTTCGGCGGTGCAGCTTGCCGATTCTGAGCTGGGCAATATCACCCAGACAATGGGTGCTGTCATGCCAAATGGGAAGGCTGTGGGGCTTACAGACGCTTACAGACAGGCTTGCGATTTCGCCTTTACGAAGGTTTCGACGGGGGCGCAGGATTATGCCTCTGCCATCCGGGAGGCTACCCGGAATCTGGCAGAAAAGGGGATTGTCACAGTCGACTATGAATCCGGCGTTCATACCTCCATGGAAGCCGCTGTTCGGCGTAGCGTTATGGGCGGCTTGGGACTGATGCAGGAGCAGATCAGCCAGAATAACCACGATGATTTCGGCTGTGACGGCTGGGAGATATCCGCTCACGCGGCCAGCGCCCCCGACCATGAGCCGATTCAAGGCAGACAGTACAGTGACGCAGAATACGAGAAACTGAATAACTCCCTTGTGCGGCGTATCGGTACGCTGAACTGCGGCCATGCGGCTTTCCCGATTATTCTGGGTGTTGATTCTCCGCAATACACGCCGGAGGAACTTGACAAATTCAGGAAAGATAACGAAAAAGGCATTGACTACGACGGGAAGCACTACACCACGTATGAGGCTACCCAGCGTCAGCGGCGGCTTGAATCCGCCATCCGGAAGCAGAAACGCAGGATTCTGGTTGACGAGGCTACAGGGGACAAAGAGAACTTACAGCGCGATCAGATCAAGTACCATGTTTTGGATCAGGAATATAAGCGCTTTTCCGAAGCGGCAGGGCTGCGGATGCAGCATGAGCGCATGGAAATGCCCGGGTTCGGCGCAAAACAGGCCAGAGAGGCGGAAAAGGCGGCAGAAAACTACGAGAAAGGGAGTAAGCAAGCATGATGTACTGCCCATACGCAGTAAACCGGCATCTGGTTCAGCAGACGACGCAGGAGTACGACGAAAGCGGCAACCAGACTTTACAACAGGTGATAGAAAACAACACCGCAGAATTCATAGAATGCGTGAAGGAGCGGTGCGGCGCATGGCGCGATGGGAAGTGCCACTATAATCAAGTTGATTGAAGCAACTATTCGGGTTTTCCGAACGGTTGCTTTTTTCATACCATTTTTGCCGTGGCAGGCGTAAAACAAGCCGACAGCAGGGGACGCAACCCCCATATAACAAAGCATAGCTGAGAAAGGAAGTATATGAAACGCGAGTTTTTGCAGAATTTCAAGGTAGGAGACCAGCCCCTGAGCAAGGAGATCATTGACGAGATCATGGCAGAGAATGGCCGGGATATCGAAGCTGCTAAGAAGCCTTTTGCTGACTATGACACCATCAAGAGCCAGCTGAGTGAGGCGCAAAAGACCATTTCCGGCTTTAAGGAGCAGGACATCGATACCATCAAGCAGTCCGCTAAGGATTGGGAAAAGAAGTACAACGATGCCATTGCCGAGAGCAACCGGAAGATCGCGGATATGGAATTCTCCCACGCCCTTGACGCCGCCATCACCGGCGCAAAGGGTAAAAGCACCAAGGCAATCCGGGCGCTGCTGGACATCGACACTTTGAGAAGCAGCAAGAACCAGGAAACGGACATTAAGGCCGCTCTGGAAGCTCTCCGGAAGGACAGCGGCTATTTGTTCGATGACGGCAAAACGCCGCCCCCCTATGCCGGGAAGACCGGTACAGGGCAGCAGGAGCCTAACGGCGAACCGACGACCCTCGCCGGTGCGCTCAGGGCAAATTACAACATGAAGTGAAAGGATGATTTTTAACTATGGCAATTACTCTTGCAGAAGCAAAGGTCGGCATGGCCGACAAGGTCGATCAGCAGGTGGTCGACGAGTTCCGGCGCAGTTCTCTGTTGCTGGACAGACTGGTGTTTGATAACGCCATTTCCCCCGGTACCGGCGGTTCTACGCTGACCTACGGTTACATTCAGCTGAAAACCCCCTCCACCGCGGCTGTCCGCGCTATCAACAGCGAATACACCGCAGGCGAGGCAAAGCGGGAGGAAAAGACCGCCAAGGCCGTTATCATGGGTGGTTCCTTCCAGGTCGACCGTGTGATTCAGAGCACCTCCGGAGCCATTGATGAGCTGGCATTCCAGGCGCAGCAGAAGATCAAGGCAACCAGCAACTATTTCCACAATCTGGTGATCAACGGCACCTCCGCCGCGTCCGGCACCGGGTATGTCACGAACACCTTCGACGGCCTGAGAAAGACTCTGGCGGGCACCTCCAACGAGTTCACTACGGACATTGACCTGTCCGATTCCACCAAGCTGGACAGCAACGCCAATGCTTTCGTTGACCAGCTGGATCAGCTGACCCACATGGTGGACGGCGGCGCGTCTCTGCTGCTGATGAACACCGCCATGCTGCTGAAAGTTCGGGCGGCTGCCCGCCGTGCGGGGTATTACGACCGCAAGAAGGACGACTTCGGCAGGGCTGTGGAGTACTTTGGCGATATCCCCATCATGGACGCCGGTATGTACTACAACGGAACAAAGTCCGTGGATGTCATCGACACCTCCACCCCCAGCACCACCGCCGCCGGTACTTCCAGCATTTACGCTGTGAATATCGCCCTGGACGGTTTCCACGGCATTTCCCCCACCGGAACCGGTGTCATCAACAGCTATATGCCCGATCTGAAAGCCCCCGGCGCTGTGAAGAAGGGCGAAGTGGAGCTGGTGGCCGGTGTCGTGCTTAAGAACACGCTCAAGGCGGCGGCGCTGAACGGCATTATCCTGAAGCCAAAGACCGCGTAACGGAAAGGAGACGCCCTGATGATTGACTATGATTTTTACATAAGCAGCTTTCGGGGCGACGCTATCCCCGCAGAGGACTGGAACACGTGCGAAGCCCGTGCGGCGGCGCAGCTGGCAAGATACAAGCGCATATACACGGTAAAGGCACCGGAGGAAAACTCCGAAGCCCTTGCCGTGTGCGCCATGGCAGAGGCTATTCACGGCTTTGATCTGATTATCAACGGTGAGGGCGGCGCTGTTCAGTCTGCGTCTATTGGCTCCGTTTCGGTGAGCTATGGCAGCGGGAACGGTGTTGATGTCAGCGCCAAAGGGCAGTCGCGGGAACTGTACCGATGCGCCTGCCTGTATCTCGATATCTACCGGGGGTGCTAGCTATGGTGAGAATCAAGCGCCGCAGCTGCCCCGTAGACTACCGGCTGTGCAGTCAGGCGGTCACGGTATACCACCGGGACGGCGACAAAGTAACCAGAACGGTACACGATAGAGCCTTTTTGGATTACAAAAAAACCGAGAATGTGGACAAGACCGGCAGTAAGGAAGTCAATTCCTTCCTGCTGGTCATTCCCTGTTCGGAGGTGTGTGTTTATCCGGAGGACAAGGTGCTGCTGGGTGCCGGGGAGGAAATCACGGCGGCGCAGTGGCCGTCCTTCATTCCGGTGAAGGTTCCCGGGCTGGTTGTTGTGAAGTACGTTGACCCCAAATACTGGGGCGGCAAGCTGGTTCATGTGGAGGCGGGCGGATGAAAACACGGATAAAGGTTGATATGAAGCCTGTTGACACCATCCTGACAAGGCTTGGCGTCAATAAAACCGGCGATGTGCAGATGCAGCTTACCCGGATAGTGAACAAGCGGATAACGCGGTACATGCCGTTCCGAACCGGTGTGCTTTCCACGAAGCTTAAGTATATCTCAAGCCCGACAGAGATCACGGTTATGGGACCATACGCCCGGTATCCGTACTACGGCAAAGTCATGGTAAATGCCAAAACCGGAAAAGGCCCCGCTTTCATTCCAGGAGTTGGATACCGGTACAGAAAAGGAACCGTGCTGAGAGCAACCGATCGGGACTTGAACTATGACACCACCAAGAACCAGCAGGCGGGACCGTTCTGGGATAGACGCATGATGGCGGCAGAGAAAGACCAAATTGCGCACGACCTACAGGCTTATATCAACAGGAGGAGCGGAATATGACGGCGCTGGAAAAAATCAAGGACTTTCTCGGGCAGTACCCCGGCGCGGATATCTTCCGCGATTTCCATGTTGACTACACAGACCAGATCCCATTCAACGGCGGTGTTTTCCCCTCCGGGCTTGTGGAGATTTCCAGAACACGGGATATCCTTGGGAACACAACCGTAATCAATCAGTACAATTTTGGGTTGTACTACGTGTTCGAGAAGTCCCCGGGGGATGATACCGGAGCATCTGAAAATGCGGGCTGGGTCATGGACTTTCAGGAGTGGGTGCAGAAAATGTCCGTTATGGGCAATGCCCCCACCTTTGGGGATGACCCGAGGGCGGAGAAAATCACCGCGCAGAACGGCGTTCTGTACGGTGCAGACGAAGAAGGAACGGCAATGTACATGGTGCAGCTGTCCGTCCAATTCAAAAAACGATTTATGAGGTGAAATAATGGCAGATTTAGAGTTTAATACCGCATCCGGCCAGACCGTAGACCGTGAGCTGCTGATCGCGTACCTGAACACCGGAACAACCTCTGCTCCTGTGTGGTCGCCGCTTGGTAGCCGCGTCACGGATTCCAGCATGGAATACGACTGGCAGGAGGAATCCAACAAGGATATCCTCGGTACGACCAGAAGCACGATGAAAAAGCCCATCATCACGCAGACCTTTGACCCGTGCGATCTGGACGCCGGAGACGCTGCGGTTCTGAAAATTTGGAACCTGGCTGTCAAGGAGCAGAACGTGGCAGCACTGACCAATCAGGATATGCTGATTGTGCATCTGTACGCCGGTACTAAGGACACGGCGGCCTTTGCAGAGCGCTACAGCTCCTGTATGGTCAAGCCGTCCAGCCTTGGCGGCGAGGGCGGCGGCTTTGTTGGAATGCCGATGGACATTACATACGGCGGCGCACGCACGGTAGGTACTGCGGCGGTAAGCGCCGGAACCGTTACGTTCACGGCTGATACCTGATGCAAATACGGGGCGGTGAGAGCCGCCCCGAAATCTTTGGAGGGATATTGTATGAGCAACACCATCAACACCAGCGTTTCCGTTGGGAAACTGAATTTCACTTTCACGGATGAAGACGGAAATGCGTTTTCTTCATTTCGGATGAATCCGGCTGATTTCAGCATTGCCGCACGATGTTCGGAGGTTTCCGAGTATTTCAGCAAGCACGAAGATATTTCTGGCGAAAGCATCGAAGGCATGCTCTTGTTTAACAAGGAATTGGAAGAAAAAATTTGCTATATCTTGGGTTATGATGCAAGAGATAGTATTTTTGGGGAGGTTTCGGCGGCAACGGTTCTCCCGAATGGAGACTTGTTTGCAATGGTTGTTTTGGATACAATCGCAAAAGCTGTCAAGTCTGAATCCGAAAAGCGTGCTAAAAAGTCCGATGACGCGGTAAAAAAGTATACCGCAAAGTATGATGGTGTATGATCTTCCCACCTCACTGCCCGTCGGTGGCGTGAACTACAAGATCCGCAGCGATTTTCGGGCAGTACTTGATATTCTGATTGCCATGAATGACCCAGATTTGGACGATCACGGCAAATCAAATGTTATTTTGAGGATAATGTACCCGGAATGGAGGGCAATCCCGCAAGATGCTTTGCAGGAGGCATTACAGAAAGCGGCCGAGTTTATTGACTGCGGGCAGAAAAGCGACGGGAAAAAGCACCCGTGTATGGTTGACTGGGAACAGGATGCGTCATTGATTATTCCAGCTGTGAACCGTGTAGCAAATATGGAGGTCAGGGCAATCCCTAACCTCCATTGGTGGACGTTTTTCGGCTGGTTTATGGAAATTGGAGATTCCACATTTTCAAACGTGCTCTACATTCGGAGCCAAAAAGCAAAAGGAAAGAAACTGGATAAGGCAACCAGAGAATGGTATGAAAAAAACAGGCGCTTGGTTGATTTGCAGGTAAAAACTACTGGCGAAGAGGAAGACACCCTCAAGCTGTGGGTTGGAGGCGGTAAATCATTCTCTTAGTGGCTCTCCGACGTTATCCCTAAAAACGCCCATAACGATCTTGAAGAAGTTAGGTAGAGCAGCGATTGCCCAGAAAACGATGCAGACCGGTACACGCCCCTCGAAGTCTCCGCCCATTGCATAGAACGACAGCAAGATAAAGATGCCGACAATAAATCTGATGATGCCCTTCTTGATTTTTCCGACGTAGAAATTCTCAATCCCAAAAAGCCCGAGGAATCCGATAACCCACCATTTCAGAGCGGTTTTCTTTTTCTTATCGCTGGTAGCTGTTGCGTACTTTGGCATATTCTATTCCCCCCAAATAAAGTTTACAAGTCAATTAAAGAATATCACGCTTGCGGAAAAGTGTCAAGGAAGACTAGCAGTTTGGCGGGGCGTGAATTTTTATATCACAATGGCGAAGAAGGTGGTAATTTGGCAGACGGTTCCGTTGTAATTTCTGTAGACCTGTCAACGGGTGATGTTGACAAAGAACTTGGCAGGCTGAAAAAGAAAATGCTTCGCCTCGAAGAAGACCTGACAGCTGGTAATATTGCGAAGAACTCTCTTACAGAGAATCTTAAGGCGGCTCAACAAGAACTGACTTCACTACAAAATCAGGCAAAAAAAGGCGTCAACGGCGTTTTCGAAAATTCGCCCGAAAATGTAGAGCGCATACAGGCACTGCAAAATGCAATCGGGTTGCTCCAAACGCAACTTGAAAAGAATAACCGAACGCTTGTAACTACGCAGATGGCACTTGACGGCGTTAAGGCTAGATATTCCGAACTTGCGCAAGAGGCGGGGACTGCAACGCCGAGCATTGGTGAAGAATCTATTCAGGGGTCGGAGCAGGCCGCTACGGGGTTGCAATCCATGATTGCAAGAGTACGTGATACGTTCCACGGGTTGCAAGAGGACGCTGACGTTTTTGAGTCAAAGGCCGAGCTTATCCGCGGTGTATTTAGCGCAATATCCAATATTACGAAAACTGTTGCCAAAACAATGTGGGATATTGCGTCTGGTGCGGTAAAAAAGTTCGCGTCGGCGCTGAAATCCGGGGCATCCAGCATCGGGAAAATGCTTACCGGGAGCAAATCAATTTCAAAATCCTTTGGCGGTTTATATTCCGGCGCAAAAAGGCTCATCCCAGTGCTTCTAGGGGTTAGAGGTGTTATTGGGATACTCCGAAAAGCTGTAAGCGCATTCATGGAGCAGAATCAGCAGCTTTCGAATACGCTTTCAAACGCTTGGTCACAGCTTGGGAATGTATTGGGGCCGATAATCACAAAAGTAGTTAATCTGATAGCCTCCGCAATCGGCTATGTTTCGAAGTTCCTTAGTTTGATAGGATTGACCGGGAAAACCGCCTCGAAGCAAATCAGTAGCGCAGGAAGTGCCGCAAAAAAGGAAACAGATAAGCTGAAAAAACAGCTTATGTCGTTTGACGAGCTTAATGTTCTGAGCGATACAGAAAGAGATTCCGGCGGTGGAGCTGGTGGGTCTGGGGGGGCATTAAATGTTTCGCTGCCGGATTGGGCGCAACTTGTTGCCGAGCAATTGAAAAATGCGCAATTCGCGGATGCTGCGAAGACATTGACAGCTGCGTTAAATGACATGGTCGCGCAGGCGGATTGGACTGGCATTGGAGAAAAAATTGGGAAATCCCTAGATGGAGCAATGACGTTTCTTGCTACCGCAGTTCAGACGTTTGACTGGGCGGGGCTTGGGAGTAGACTTGCGGATAGCGTCAACAGCATAGTTTCAAACGTGGATTGGTCAAATTTAGGCGTGCTTCTGTGGGCGAAATTCAAGATCGCGCTGGAAATGCTTGCCGGATTTCTTACCAATTTGGATATGGCACAACTCGCACAGGCTGCAAGCAACATTGCTATAAGCTTCTTCAACTCTATGTCAGAGACGATTCAAAGCATTGACTGGTTTACCCTTGGTGAGCAGGTCAAAACGTTTCTTGTAAACGTAGACTGGGTCGGTGTCGCCACAGCAGTATTCGAGGCGATTGGCTCCGCTTTTGGCGCATTGACCGCATTTTTGTGGGGGCTTATCCACGACGCTTGGGAAGAAGTAGTGCAGTGGTGGTACGATGTGGCCTACGAGGACGGCGAATTCACATTAGAGGGGCTTTTAGAAGGAATCCTAAATGCAGTGAAAGATATTGGCGCTTGGATATGGAATAATATCTTTAAGCCATTCATTGATGGATTTTGCGCCGCATTTGGCATCCATTCCCCGTCCACCGTTATGGCGGAACAAGGCCGGTATATCATTCAGGGTCTTCTGAATGGTATCACCGAAAAGTGGAAATCCGTTACCACTTGGTTTTCTACTGCGCTTTCTGATATCAAAGATGGAATTGCAAATACATGGGATTCTGTACGCGAAACTACAAGGAACATTTGGGACGGAATTGTTTCTACAATAAAAGGCGCGGTCAATGGCGTAATCGGCGTTATCAACAGAATGATAAGCGCCGTTGTTAACGGCATCAATTCCTTGTTTAATATGCTGAGCTTCAATATCAGCATTCCTGGCATAGGAAATGTTGGGTGGAATCTCCCGCAGTTTACGGCTCCACAGATACCGTACTTGGCGCAGGGCACAGTGATTCCGCCGAATGCCCCATTTATGGCAGTATTGGGCGACCAGAAGCGCGGCACAAACGTTGAAGCCCCTCTGGAAACCATTAAACAGGCTGTTGCGGAGGTGCTTTCGCAGAACGGTTCCGGCGAGGAAATCATAATCAAGTTCACCGGCGACCTTGCGACGCTTGCGCGGGTGCTGACACCTGAGATCACCCGTCAGCAGCGCCGGACACAGCGGGCATTGGGGGTGTAGTATGGCAAAACCATATTTCAAGATCAACGGTGTGGACATCCTCCACCTCACTCAGGAGGGCGGCATAAAATGGCAGCGCAACGATGTGGAAAGCCCCAACGCTGGGCGAACCATGGACGCTACCATGCACCGTGGCCGGGTGGCTCAGAAATACCGGGCTGATATCACGTGCACGGATATGAACCGCGCGGAAGAGCTTGCGCTTATGGCGCTGATAAACCCTGAGTTTGTCACAGTGGAAACGAACCTACACCCGCTATATGGGAGCCAGACGGCGCAATATTATTCCAACAACGTTCCCGCTTCGATCTCCTACGTTGACCCCGATACCGGGGAATCGGTATGGACGGGTATTTCCTTCCCGCTGATCGAGCAGTAAGGAGGCAATATGCAGAAAACATCTGCTCTGTATAGAAAAATCCTTGCGGGCATCCACACGAAGGAAACGCGGGTTTCTATCGGCGATACGGGCTTTCTTGTGGACAAACGGGGAAACGGAATCACGTTCGGCGGCACCCGCATTCTGGTTGGGGCTTCCGGCGCAGATGCCGGATACGGAATGAACATCCTCGCGTCGGTAGAAACTACCGGCGCGATTTTCGATGGGAACGAACCGACCGTCGGCAATGTAATAAGCCGGGAGTGCGACATTAAAATGCTGAAACCCTCCGGGAACATTGAAGGAATGTCCCGGATTGCGGTTTATGTAAGGCTTGTCAGCGATGACGGCGAATGCTCCGAGTGGCTCCCGCAGGGCGTATTTTATGCGGATTCCATCGACCAGGACGCTGACGAGGACGATGTGCAGTGGCTTAAAATCCACGGCTATGACGCTATTCTGTTCGCTGAGCAGGATTACCCAGCAGACAGCAAATTGACATGGCCGGCAAAGGATATAGACGTTGTGCGGGAGATTGCCCAGACAATGGGCATAACGCTAGACCCAAGGACGGCGGAGATTATGCGCAACGCCTATCCTGTCCAGTACAATCCGGAATATACTTGCCGGGAATATCTTGGATATATCGCCGCCATGTACGCCGGGTGCTTTCTCATGAGCGAATCGGGGGAATTGCTTCTGGTATGCTTCTGGAATATCCCAAAAGAAACCCGCTACCTGATCGATACCCACGGCTACGCCATTACGTTTGGAGGTGACAGGATCGTTGTCTGACGTAATCAATGTCCGAAAATCGCTTTCGTCGCTGGAAAAGCAAGACACTTTCAACGGATATTCAAAGGTCGTTGTTGTCGTGTCAGATGAAATGGAATACTCAGCCGGAACCGACAGCGGGCGAACACTTACTCTGGACTGCCCGTGGGGTACACAAAAAATGGCTGAGGATATTCTATCGAGAATCCAAGGCTTTCAGTACCAGCCGTATACCGCCGATGGTGCACACATCGACCCGGCGGCGGAGATCGGAGACGGATTTGCCGCCGGAAACTTATACAGCGGGATATACTCCAAAAACGTTTCCCACGGGGCACTGTACACGGCGAATGTATCCGCACCCGGCGGCGAAAAAATCAATTATAAGTACGAGTACAAAACACCTACGCAGCGCAAAATTGAACGCCACTATTCCGAAATGAAGTCCACGTTCAAGGTTCAGGCCGACCAGATTTCCGCCGAAGTCTCTGCCCGTATCGAACAGGGGAACGAGCTCACCTCGCGGCTGGACATTCAGAGCGACCAGATCTCCGCGCGGGTGACCAAAACCGGCGGTGACAGTTCGTCCTTTGGCTGGGAGCTGCTTGACGATTCCTGGACGGTCAAGGCCAATAATACCACGGTGTTCCAGATCACCAAGTCCGGCGCAGAAGTCCGTGGAAAGATCACCGCCCTTAGTGGCAAAATCGGCGGTTTTGATATCCAATCCGACTACCTAAGCTATAACAATCAGGTCTGGAACGGCACCAACAGCCGGGGTATTTACATTGGTGTAAACGGCATTCAGTGCGGCTCTGAGGCTAACGGCGTGCAGATTACGCCGACCGGAAATCTGTACGCTGAGAATGGCTATTTCCGGGGAAGCGTCAGCGCTGGTATGATTGACTACGGTGGCAACGATGGGTACCTTGACGGGTCAGGGCTTGCCAGTCACAGTGTCTACGGCTCGGAAATCGGCTACAACACCATATCAACGGCTTACACCAGCGGCGGTATCAACACCTCGCTTGGGTATGCGGATTTTGCAAATGGTGTGTTCAATGGGTGGAATACAGCACCTAATCTAACAACCGAAGACAAAGGACTGATAATTGGAGGCCATATGATAGCTATAGCCTCTACATCGTTCAGGGATGGAAGCGGCAGAACAATATCTCTACAATACCTAACATGGATTTGATATGGCCGATTATACTAGGAGGTTTCTATGGAAAAACTGAAAACCGCAACAGGCAAAGAATTCGACTGCGACTACTTCAATCCATTCCCGCAGGCGGGGCAGATAAACATCCGCATTCTTGGGGAATCCCTGGCTACGATTGCCACGGTATTTGCAAATCCCGCTGAGACGGTGCAAATGTGGTGGGAAGGGCAGTACGCCGCCCAATACACGAAGATAATTGCTATCGTACCGGAAACCGGCGCGGTGCGTGTGGTGCTGGGAAAGGAGTAAAAATGAACCCTGTAATGAAACTTAGGGCAGTCCTGAATACCCTCGATGGCGTTCAGGTCGCAGGACGGGAAAACTGGGACAGGATGCTGGGCAGTATGCAGGCCATTGAAGAAGTGGTGCAGGCGCTGTCTGCGCCTCCTGCACCCGAAAAAGAGACTGAACAGGAGGAAGCAGATGGCAGATAAAGCAATATCCGAGCTGATTGCAGCAGAACAGATAAAAGCCGCTGACCTTTTCGTTCTGGAACAGGACAGCGCGGCAAAGAAGCTGACGGGACAAATTCTGCTGAACTGGCTGACCGCCGCTGCTGACGGCCATGGCGGTATCAGCAGCATCGTGAAGCAGTCCACCAGCGGCCTTACGGATACATACCGAATCACCCTGGCGGACACCACTACCTTTGACTTCACCGTAAAAAACGGGCGGGGCATTTCAACCATTGACAAAGTCTCCGTCAGCGGGCTGGTAGACACGTACCGTATTACCTATAACGATAATACCACCAGCACGTTTACCGTCACGAACGGCGCGAAAGGTGACAAAGGCGACAACGCATACGTCTGGATTCGGTACGCGGCGCAGAAGCCCACGGCGGCTTCTCACAGCTTCGGTGTTCTCCCTGACAACTGGATGGGCGTATACAGCGGCAATTCCGCAACTGCCCCAACGGACTGGACGAAGTATCAGTGGTTTGAGATCAAGGGCGAAAAGGGCGACATCGGGAACCCGGCGCTGTTGACCAGCCAGTCCGTAACATATCAAGCCAGCACATCCGGGAATGTTATCCCGTCCGGGAATTGGCAAGGCAGTATTCCCACGGTAGCACAGGGCGCTTACCTGTGGACGCGAGTTGCAATGACGTTCAATTCCGGAAGCCCGATTTATGCCTACTCCGTCTCCCGTATGGGCTTGGATGGCACCGGTGCTGTATCCAAAGTGTGCGGCAAAGAACCTAACTCCAATGGCAACGTTGAGCTAGAAGCTGAAAATGTTGGGGCATTGCCTAGTGCTGGCGGTCTAATGACCGGGAATATTGTCATGAACTCCCATCAAATCAAAGCATTAGGCGTGCCCACGGACAGCGCTGATGCTGCAACCAAGGGGTACGTGGATACGGCGTTAAGTAATGCCAAAACGATTGCAAAGACTGCAACGTTAACTGCTGCCGGTTGGTCTGCCAGCGCCCCGTATACCCAGTCTGTTACGGTCTCCGGTCTGACGGATGCAAAGCGTGCGATGGCTTATCCAGTGTACGGGAGTAACACGGACACCAATCTTGCGCTGAAAGAGGCGTGCGGTATGGTTAGCTTTGCTTCTAGATCGGGCAACAAAATGACATTTACATGCCTTGAGGACAAGCCCACGGTGGATATTCCGATTGCGGTGGAGGTGTACGTATGAGTTTAGCAGTGCCTTTATATGGATTTGGAGGCAGTGGCGGAAGCCCCAACAAATCCATCATTATTGTAGCAGCTCCTACAGGCTCTACCGTAACCTGTAAAATGGGGTCAACCACAAAAACAGCTTCCGAGAAAAATGGTACGTGGACGTTTAGCGGTCTGGACATTGGTACATGGACTATTACTGCTACAAAGGGCAGCAGTATCGCAACCCAAGACGTCGACATTACTCGTTTAACTGTAGAGTATGTCACAATAACGTACTTCTCAGCTACAATCAACGTCACTTACCCTGCGGGATCAACTTGTACGTGCAGTGATGGAACTACAACCCTTACTGCTCCAAACACCAGTGGTTCGTGGACATGCATAGTCTATAATGCAGGAACTTGGACGGCGACAGCTACGGATGGGGATAAGTCAAAAAGTGCCGATGTCGTGATAACCACCGATGGCCAGACCGAGAGTGTCACGCTGCTATATATCACCCATCTTTTCAACAATGGCGATACTTGCGACGCAATAACTGGTGGGTGGGGCACTGGTGCTACTTCCGCCGGCTCGGCTAGTATATCAGGGCAACAAATTAGTATAGTAGCCTACGCCGAAAAAGCCTTCTCGTGTGGTCCGAAAAATAAGATCGACGTAAGTGAGTATAAAGCACTTTCAGTAACAGTAGATTCAATAGATAACGGATCTCTTAGCGTCTATCTGTATGCTACTTCGATTAGTAACCCAGCCGCAAGAGTCACCACGAGCACAACTGGTACAGTTAGTCTTGATATTTCGAGTGTCTCTGGAGCAAATACTGTTATGCTATCTTTCCATAGTGAAAAGGGCGGCAATGTCAAAGTGTCAGAAGTTAGTCTAATGTAAGTGAGGTGGCCTAAATGAAAACAATATACATTGATTCCAATTTTAAGTGTCACCTAATTAACCCAGATATCACATATACCGCCGTAGAAACGGACGCTTTCGATGGCAAGTGCGATACCTACATTGAGGGCTATCGCTTCATCCCTGCGGGACAGACGTGGACACGTGCTGATGGCGTGGTGTTCGCTGGCGAAATGATAGCCCCGTGGAAGCCGTGGGCAGAGTTGGATGCCGCTCAGCGGGAGTATGAGAGGGAGCAGTATCAGACGGTTGTTGCTCAGAATACCGAATATGAATCTGCGTTGACTGAAATTGAAACTGCTCTGGGGGTGAAGAACGCGTGAGTATTGAAGAACGCAAAAACGCCATCCTTGCGAAAATCGCGGAAATGAAAGCCAGCGGCGGAGAGGAACAGCTGAAAGAGCTGGATGAAGCCTACAAGAAAGGGGTTGACAGCCTGTGACACAAGAGGAAAGAAAAAGCATCATGTATGCTCAGGGGCGGGCGAATGCGCTTGCCTTGCAGGAGAAAGCCCCGGACATGACAGGCACCGAACTGAACGCGACGGATAGCGACATTCCTGGTTTCAAGGCTGCTGTCGCAAACAAAAACATGTTGGAGCGCAAGGCCGGGTTTGTGTGCCGATCATCTGCTGGCCGTGTGGTGCGGCTGGTGCAGCCCTATGACAGCACTATCTACACCCAGGAGCCGGAGGAACTTCCCGCACAGTGGGGGTTTGCTTGGAGCACCGATCCAGCGAAAGCGTTGCCGTTCGTCGCCATGGCTACCAGCCCCTACAATAAGGGCGACTGCTGCACGGAGGGAATCAAAGTGTACCGCTCCACGTTGGACAATAATGTATGGTCGCCATCCGCATACCCTCAGGGATGGGAAGAGGTGAACGTATGACGGTAAAGCAAATTCAGTGCCTTCTGGCCTATCTGGGCTATTCTCCCGGCACGATTGACGGCATTGAGGGCAGGAATACCCAAGTGGCAATCCGGGCGTTTCAGGCCGACTACGGGCTTACTGTGGATGGGATACCAGGGGCGGCTACCCAGAAAATGCTCATCGGTGCTATCGCCGGGACGGCGGTAAAGGTGGAAAAGTCGGAGAGTAGCGACTCGCCGAAAACCGGGACGTTCTGGGACGATATCCGGTATTTTACCCGGGAGGAGTTCCGGTGCCAGTGCGGCGGGAAATACTGCAACGGCTTCCCCGCAGAACCCGCAGAGGAAACCGTCCGCATAGCCGATGAGATACGCCGCAGGGCGGGGGTTCCCCTGAATGTGAATTCCGGTGTTCGGTGCAAGCAGCACAACGCCGAAGTGGGCGGAGTATCCAACTCCCTGCACACCACGGGACAGGCTGTAGACCTCTCAGGGGCTATCTCCCCGGAGAAGCTGTATGCCATAGCGCAGGAGGTACAGGCCGAAAAAATCCCCGGGCGGGGCGGTCTTGGGCTGTACGGATGGGGGATTCACGAGGACAATGGGAAATACAGCCGGTGGAACGGCTGAGAAACGGGAGGACAACCATTTGAGCGAATGGATCAAAACCGCCATTACCATTCTGCTGGCGTTCGTGGGTTCGGCGGGCTTCTGGGGATTCTTGGAGGCCCGCCGGAAGAAGAACGATGCGAACACCCGGCTGCTGGTGGGAATGGCCCACGACCGTATCATTTACTTGGGGATGAAGTACATCGAACGTGGATACATCACCAAAGACGAATATGAAAACCTCAATGACTACTTATACGAACCCTACGCCGCCGCTGGCGGGAATGGCTCTGCAAAAAGAGTTATGGAGGAAGTGCGCAAAATACCGTTGCATAATTAAGGAGGAAAACAAAATGATTAACTGGATTGTACGTATCAAGAACAAAGCCTTCTGGCTGGCCGCGATTCCCGCGCTGCTTCTGCTGGTACAAACGGTGGCTGCCCTGTTCGGATTTACGCTGGACTTGGGCGAAATCGGCGACAAGCTGCTGGCCGTGGTGAACGCCGTGTTTGCCCTGCTGGTGATTCTGGGCGTGGTCAATGATCCTACCACCGCCGGTATCTCTGACAGCAAACTGGCAAGAACCTACAGTTCCCCAAAGGAGGACTGATGTGATAAGTGGATAAAGTCCCGTGGAATCGGGTGATTCTGGATGAGTTCTGTTCTCTGGCGATTCTCACGCCGCTGGAGGAAAAGATCATCCGCACCCGAGCCGCCGGATGGAGCCGTGTACAGCAGTGCCACGCTTACGGCATGTCCCTTGCCACATTAGATAGGTACATTAGGAAGTTGAAAAACTCCTATAACAGTGTGCAGGAGTATAGCTACATACTCCCAAAAAACATAGACTTCTGATAGCTTTTTGAAGGATATGTGATTGTAAGTCGGTAGAGAAACGAGAGTTTCCCTACCGACTTTTTTGTTATTTTATAGATAGAAGGTGGCCACCTCCTAATATTTTGAAGGAGGACTTCTATATGTCTCTAAATTTCACTGCTGCTGACCGCGTGGGCGGTATCGGCGGCTACATCGGCGGCATTTCCACCCTGCTGGGCATGGCGAACGGTGGCATTTTCGGCGGCAACTGCTCCGAGGGTGACCACGTTGTGAACCGGTATGAAGCAGGACAGGCGGCTGAGATCGCGGCGCTCAAGTCCGATATCAAGCTGCGAGACGCCAACACCTACACTGACCAGAAGATACTGGACATGTACCAGTATCTGGATGGCCGTCTGCGTGGCGTTGAGGGGCAGATTTCCGCTCAGGCGGTTGTCAATGCCCAGATCACTGCAAACCTCAGCTGTATGCAGAACACCCTGAACACGCTGTCCGGGCTGACCAAGACTGTGATTCCCATTGGGAATGTGTGCCCTGAACCCATGCCCGCAAAGAACAGCTGGACTGCGCCCACTGCTGCCGCTGCTGGCTAACCCAAATGGGGCGGCAATCGCCGCCCCGACAATAATCGGAGGTAACTATGGTTTCAAAAGAACGTTTTGTAAACGGGGCGCTTCGGTATGTGGAGCAGGAGGTTCTTCCACACTTTCCGGAAATGAAAGCCGTCGTTGTTGCCGGGGTGGTAGCCCTGTACGCCAAGAGAACGCCGCAGATTTTTGAAAGGCTGGAAAGCATTCCCGCCGTCAAAATGATGCACATATTGGAGGACGGAAACATCGACGAAGACGCGCTTTACAACGCATTCGCCCCGCAGATTCGGAAACCGCTGGAATTTGACATCCCGTTTGTCGGCAAGCTGTCCTTTGACCGGGCAGAGGTTGACAAGCTTCTGAGATACATAAAGGAGGCGTAAGTCATGAAAGAAATTAAGCTTCTGATGGAGCACATTGAGGACGAGCTGGAAGACGCGCACACCTACGCAGAGCTGGCCGTGGAATACAAGCACGACGACCCGGAGCTGGCAGACCTGTTTTACAGGCTGAGCGGGGAGGAAATGAACCACATGAACGCCCTGCACAAGGCCGTCGTTTCCCACATCGAGGAATACCGCAAGCAGAAGGGCGAACCGCCTGCGGCCATGATGGCCGTCTATGAGTACCTGCACAGGCGGGATATTGAGCGGGCGGAGAACGTCGGAGTGGTACAGGGGCTGTACAAGCGGTAAGCGCCGAAATTTCGTGTCAAATGGCGTGTCAAATTTGGTACGAATAAACGCTTGGAAGTGGCAAGAAATAACTCGAACGTACAAATATTTTCTAGGCATAAATGTTTATATTTCACCGTAAAAATGTAATAAAGCAAGAAAACAGCCCTGAGAATTGTTCTCAAGGCTGTTTTTATATGGTGGAGCCGAGGGGAATCGAACCCCGGTAGCAAAACCGTAAAGCTGTTGCTATTCTAATGGAAATCTATTTTTGTGTCAAACGGCGTGTCAAATTGCGTTCTTTTATTGCCTCATCAGAAAAGTAGTTACAGAACTGCCGCGACCTGCCCGCGATGTCCTTTTCTGCCAGATGCGTGTAAATGTTGTGCATCGTGGACAGATCATTCCAGCCGCCGATTTCTGCCGCTATCATCTCCGGTATTTGCAGGTGGTAAGCCAATGACGCGAAACTGTGCCGTAGCCCGTGGAGATCAACAACTGTAATGCCAGCGACCTGACAGGTTTTCTTTACCAGCGTGAGGGCGTAATCTCCGGTCATGCGGACAACCGCCCCCTGCCGCTCTGGCTCTTTCAGCAGAGCTTCACGCAGCGGCGGAATGATCGGCACCGACCGCCTGGATTTGTCCGTTTTGTTTTGCTTCTTCGACACCATCCCGTCCGAGCCGCGAACTATTGCGCCGCGAACGTACAGCACGTTGCTGTCCAAGTCCACATTGTCCCACGTCAAGGCCAGCATTTCCGACCGGCGGAGACTGGACAGGCACAGCAGCGCCGGGATTTCTACGGGTGCGCCCTTTACGGATTCAACGAACCTGTCTATTTCATCCGGTGCCAGATACGCCCGTTCGTGATGCTCGTCCGGGTAAAGCATGACCTCCGGGCGGGGCGCCCCTGCGGCAACGATGCAGGCGGAAAAGAACATCCACCCGTTTTTGATGTATTTGGGGGATTTTCCCGCCTGACGCTCTGCGCGAATTGCCGCTTGCCATTGACTGTCAGAAACGGCGAAAATGTTCTTCTTCATCATCGACTGGAACATAGCCCGTTTGAATTTCTCGTACCCCGCGATTGTGGAGGGAGACAGGAAGCCTTTTTTGCTGTCGATGTATTTTTTTACAGCTGTTTCCACCGTGATGTTCTTGCCGGATGCCCCGGCCTGTGCTTCGATAACTCCGTTTTTCAGTGCCAGGTACTCAGCGGCGCATTCGTCGTATGTGTCCTTCGTTATGGAGACTGTGCGGCCGTCAATATAGATTCTTGTTCGCCACGACCCTGACGGGAGTTGTTTAATAGCCGGGAGTTTTACCCCCGGCTCTTTTTTCTTTCTTCCCATAGCGTATCCCTCTTTTTTGATAATTTGCTTACAGTGAAGTGCAGAAGGCCGAACAGCAGTACAATAACAGCCGCCGCACCTACCCACACGACCGGAGAAACATCGTCAGAACGTATCAGCCCCTGGTCTGGCACCCGGCCATCCAGAATCACATAGATTGCCCACACAAATGTCAGCGTAATGCAAACGCCGCACAGCCCGCACACAAGGATTTTGTATGAGCTGCGGACATTCTTTATTTCTGCATTTTGCTTTCTGATGCGGTCATCTCTGGCCGCGACACCAGCCTCCATAATGCGGCTCCTGTCCAGTAGGCGGTCTATCGCCGCGTCCTTCTCGGCAATTATCTCGTCCTTGTATGCTATCTCCTGCCGGAGCTGGTCTATTTCCGCCTGATCTCCGCTTTGGTGAACACCTGCAACGGAATCCATTGACACGTCCATAGCGGCGCACAGCGCGGCGATATGGAAAAAGCCAGGGTTCGATACGGCACCGGAAAGAATCCGGCTTGTTGTGGCGATGGGAACGCCGGACACGTCGGAAAGCTGCTGATTCGTCAGATGGTTCCGGAATTTCTCGTCTTTCAGCCTTTCCGGGAGGGCATCGAAATTCGGCTGCATTTCCTCGATGAATGTTTGGCCTGTATTTGAATCCATAATTCGCCCTCCTATTAAACTCAAATTTGATTCCGGATTATGCATATTTGATTCTGGTTGAATCAAATGTGTGGTTTACTTTTCCATGCTGAAAATGCTATGGTGATATTGCAACCGGCAAGGGACACACCATTCCGGCGGCAAGCCCCGTCACCTTGTGGCACGGGTGGCGGGGCATATTCAACAAAGTTCCCGCTCTAATTTTTCGGCATGGTATACACGATCATATTTCCCTGCCTTGTTCGGACGCAAATTGCTTCAAGAATTGATAGTTCCTCGTGTTCTGGGTTTTCATTCTCCGATACCCGGAAAGCGACTTAGGACACTTTCCGGGAATATGTTTTTTTAGCCAAAAAAAGTTGCGAGCGTCATTACCACGTTTTGTTTCATATTCTATCATGTTGTCGTCCATATCTTTTTCGGCTTCGGATTTCAACGCTTGTTCTGCCAGGTAAGCCCGTGATTTTTCTTTTGCAGCTCGCGTACGATCGTCAACGAAAGGGCGCTTGCTAAAAACCGAAATATTTAATGCATATAGCCTATTTCGCAATGGGTGGCACGAAAGTGTGTAGTCTAAATGCGGGTCATCAACTCCGTCAATATATGGATAAAATACATGACTACAACCGGGATGAACTCGCCCAGTCTCGTAAAAGAAGCCGGGGATTTTTGGAAACTTTAGACTCTTGCCAGATATAGAGTAAACACGCCCCTGATATTTTGCACATTCTGGGCAGGTTACGTTGTGAACACTCATTATGACAAAATCTGTCTTGAGGTTCTTGGCAGACGCGATTGCCTCCTGAAAAATATACTTATCAAGAATGTCTCTTTGCTCTTGACAGTATCTGTCAACATATTCTTTTTCCGCAATAGCCTCATCAACCTGACCGTCCCGTGCTAGAATGCGGACAAGAGGGTAAAGCTCTTGCTTTTGTATTCGAGTTCCATAATCAAGTATCGCAAGTTCGCTGGACTTGCTCATGCAGGCAACAGCCAGCCTCATGCGCCCGTTTTTCTCATGCTCATACGCCTTCCTGCGCAATATGTAATATAATTGGCCTGTCACACCCGTTGTAAACGGGCAACGAAGACCTTTTTGAACTGGGATTTTGTTAATGCCATTAATACTGTTTAGATCGTAATGGGCTTCAATCCAATCACTTTCGGCTTGGCGCATCTTCTGATAATTGTCTTGCGGATTTGCGAGAGCGTCATATTGCCCTAATACCGGCGAGACTTCTGAAAATTCGATCTGCTTGTCACATTTTTCTGTGCGCTTTAAGAAGAGATTCTTAACAATGCCGGGAAATTTTCCATTAAAAGCATTCACGAAACTCACCACCGACTTTTTTGTTATAGTGGGTGCCTTTTCACATAGAATCCACAGAAAAATAATACCACGCTCAGAAAATAATTTCAACGGAGAGAAAAATTTTTGTGCATTTTTCTAATTAGTCCGGTTTATTGGACACATGACGTGCTATTATACGCTACGTAATCAAACAAACGTTTATAAATATATAGCGGAGGGAGAAAGCATGAAGGAAAGAGAAGAACTGATCCGGTACATATCCAATTTGACAGAAGCAGACATGAAGAAAATCATTCAGCGTCTTCCAGAATTGATTTCAAAACTCGAAGCGCAAGGGCTGCCTGTTCGTCTGTTAAAGGATACACATATTGAATAAGCCGCGCTTTTACGTCAGACAGCTCACTGGGAACGGTGGGCTGTTCTTTTTCGTCGCGCTCTCTACGAACGTCGTATCCCATAAGCCACGTTTCGCTTACATTCAGTGCCAATCCGAGGATGGTCAACTTTTCCTGCCTCGGCTCAACCTTCCCGCTTACGTACTGGCTGAGATCGTTTTTTGCCAACTTAACACCGTATTTCTCGCAAAAAGGTTTGGCAGCTTCAAGAATATCGACTTGCCGAAGCGACCTTTCATTCATGATCTGCTTTAATCTTTCACTTGTGCTACTATTTTTCATTTGCTACACCTCCGGTAACTGAATAATAGCACACATTGAACTAAAGTTCAAGAGCCAAATAAAAATAATTCAATTTTTTTGAACAAACTAGTTGACAAATGGGAAATGATGGTGTATACTTAAGCCAGTTCAAGAGAATTGAACCGAAAGCGAGGTGAGAATATGCCGTACAATTATTCCAAACTGCTAGGCCGCATTGTTGAAAAGGTTGGTACGCAGAGCAGGTTTGCCGAAAGAATGGAAATGTCCGAACGCACCATTTCCTTAAAACTTAATGGAAAAGTTGGCTGGAAGCAGACTGAGATAGCGAAAGCCTGTAACGTTCTCGACATTCGGGACGTTGAGATTCCCAATTATTTTTTTGCTTTATGAGTTCAAAAATATTGAACAATAGGACGCACAAACAAGCTTAGAAGGGGGTGAGGGAATGGAACCTATCGAAATAGCATCGCTTGGCCTGGGCATTGCCAGCATCATTCTAGGTACTCTAACAGCGATACAAAACATCCGCAACTCTCTGGGAGAGCAAGAGTCCTGGAAACAACGCGGCCGCGAGATGTTCCGAGAACCACCTTGCAAGGGTCACCGGGCACCGGAAGGACATGTTCCGTCCGAAGAAGAACGCGCGATGATCCGAGCGGGGCAATATACAGGGGGAGAATCTCGGTGTTGATAACTGGCCTTTTATTCAGCTCCGGGTGGGTATAAGTGTACAGTGTTGTTGACTGTTCTCCAAAAGGAACGCCGTTGATCTCACCGCGTGTGACGGAAATTCCAAGCTGGGATTTGTTTGTAAACTCGACTAGCATAACCGTGAATTTGGCCTCATTGTAGATTTGCTTGACCGAAATACAGAGCCGTTTGTGATTGGCAATCAGGCTCTTTACAAAATTGTAAATCGACAGTGCAAAGCCAACGACCGCTATCCAGAACGTAATACAATTCGCAATTGACATAAAATCGCCTCTTCGCTGTGCTTTTCCACCAGAATAGCACAGCGAAGGACAATATGCAATAAAAAAGACGTGAATAAACGAATTAATGGGACAAGCCTAGAAGGGGGTGAAAAAATGAAAAATTATCTATTCCCCAGAGGGTGTGATT